TTACCAGTTTCTTCGTTAATTTCTGTGGATACCGCTGTATCTTCTGTTACTTCAGTAATTAAAATCATGATAGGTTTCCTTTAATCGTATTAAATTCTTGCGTCATAGTATGTTTTGCTTAATTCACTCCAAGGTCCATTTGTATTAGAGTCTGGATAAATTTGTCCAGTTGGTTGAACCTTTTTACATTTTACATATGTTTCTTGCAGAGTACCACCTGTTGGTGTAAATGATCTAATCCCTGCAGTTACTGTACCGTTTGCTTCACGATAGTATTGGTCATCTGGGTGGACTTTTGCCCCTGCTGCTAATGTTCCCAACGTAGGAGCATTATCGTATTGCCAAATTGCAGTTGGTGTTCCACTAACTAAAACTGTTGGTGATCCTGGTACGTCAACCCATGCCATTTTACTCAGAGTCTCCTTTGAGTTTATAAGCAAACATATTTAAAACACTTTCTTTCATTTTTGTTTTTCCGCCAAGCGCCGCTTTAACCATAGCGTTTACTTCCGCTTTGTCTTCAGCTCTAATAACATCTTGACCGTGGTCATCTGTTCTTTTATTTTTTGTTGTTTTCATAACAGTACGAGTTCTACCATCTGGGCCAGTTACGGTTACTGGCTTCTTAACAGCAGACATAGTTGTCTCGTTGACTTCTTCTTTAACATCTTTAGATTCGCCATGATGAGGCAAATGGTGTGCATGCGTGTAAGTAGCCGTTTTGTTAATTTTATGATTTTCATTGCCATGATGATAAGCCTTCATATGCTTTTTTAAGCCAGCTTCATCGCCTTTAGCATTAGCCTTCATGGCTTTATGTAAGTGTCCTACTTGAGCTTCGTGATGAGGCACTGTTTTATGAGTTGTATGGTAACGATCATATCCTTTATCAGTTTCTTTGTCATGGAAGTTCTGCGCGTGTTGTAAATGTGCTTGAGTTTCTACTTTTTTTGGATCATATGAATTATTACCGGTATTTGTGTGCTTTGGTTTATAAGCATGCTTTACAGAAGTATAATAAGATTTTCTCTTATCTGTGCCTAGATACTTATCTAGAGCTTCATCTAAATCTGGTTCTACTGATTCTTTTTTCATAGCATCTTTACCGAGAGCTTGCTTCACTTTCTTTTGTGCATTTTTATCTAAGCTTTTCAACCCACCTGGTCCTTTTTGACCTATCATATGTGGATTGTCTTTCATCATACGTACCGTATCTGGATCTGCAGTAGCTTCCTTTGTAAGCTTATCTACTGCTTTACTAATACCTTTTTGACGGTTTTTAGCTTTATCCATAGCTCGTTGAGATTTAGCATAGTTTTTATACATATCTGCATCTTTATCAGACATATCACCAGCATCTGCATGACGTTTTGCTTGTGCTGTTTGCTTTACTGCATCAGGACCAGCTTTTTTGATATAAGAACCAAGAGTCTTTTTATCAAGTTCGTCAAGTTGAGTTTCTTCTGATTTCATATCTTTAACATTTTTTATGTCTTTAACTTTACCGTTGTTAAGGTGACGAACAACTTTCTTACCGTTCTTATCGATTAAAGTTACAATGTGACCACCTTTTGGGTGTGGTTGACGAGAAACCATTGTTAAATCTTCGTTAACTTCTAACTCTAATTCTTCTTTAGTCAATTTTTTGACGGCCATATTCACACCCTTACGGCGTTTTTCTCTCTCCCAAGAACTCATAGCGGCTTTATAATTTGCGTTATTGCCATAATGTTTGCCTGTATCTTGAGCGTGGTCAGCGGCGTCATTAGATGCTGTTTTAATATAGTTACCTAGAGCTTTTTTAGACAATTCGTTAATTTCAGCTTCTTCTTTAGTCGTCTGAGCAGCAAGATATTGTTCTTTTGGCATCCAACAATTTTCATTTTTATCGTTACAATCATTAGTACAGCCATTGCCTGGTGTTGGTTTACCAAATTCATCGCCGCAATCTTTACAAACCATAGTTGATCCATATGATTCTTTGAATTGCTTGTCGTAGTTTACATCACCTTCTTGGTCAGCTTTGCGTTTTGCTTTTACTTTAGGTAAATCATCAGCGCCAATGGCACCGGTAAATACAGCGTCGGGCGCAACAGGATGAGACTTAGTTTCATAAGAATGCATATCCTTAAACTTCTTTTCTTCTGGTCCTCGAGGTTGCGCAACCTCTGACACTATAGCTCTAAATGATTTCATCATTTTTCTCCCGGTTAATCTTTTCTATATTTATACAATATTATAGTTTGTTCTTGTTTATTCTTCTTCAGGAGCTTCCTCAGGAGGATTTTCCTTGAGTTCAGCTTCTATTTGTTCTTTCATATCATCCATTTCTTCTTCTGACATGCGGAGTACATTTTTAAGCACCCACTCTCTTGAGTAGTATGTGCCTACATGTTCTTCAACTTCACGCAGTGTTGTAAGTCTTTCTCTAGTTATCTCAGCTTCTTTTAGCTCAGTAAAATAGTTATCTACAACGAAGTCGTAACGAATTAGATTTTTAATTTCAGCAAATTCTTCAGGAGTTAGCATGCCTGTAAGAATTAATTGCTTTTCTAATATATTCGTAAACAGTTGAGAAAATCTTGCTCTCAATCTTTGTACAAATTTACTAAATTTTAACTCATCTCTTGTAATTTCAGAAGATCTGCCGAATGTAGCCATTGACTCAGGTTCAAGTCTTGAGATAGGAACTTTTAACGATTTATATAGTTTACGTTGAAAGTACTGCATATTCTCATCAGAACTTAAAGCTTGAGATGTACCACCTGCTAATGTATCAACTTCAGTTGAACGTTCACCACCACGACGTGGGAACCAAAAATCTTCAGTCATTGTCATCATTTTACGAGCGTCTGTAATTTCACCTGTAGATGAATTATATTGTAGCTTGTTTTTATGACGAACCATCATATCTCTTAGATATTGTTCAGCTTTCGACTTAGGTAAGTTACCGACATCAATATAGAAGATTCTTCTCTCAGGAGCTCTAGTAAGAGTATAAATGACTGTTGCATCTTCTAACATCCTTAACTGATTAAGTGGTTTAATTGAAGGATGTAAGTATGATAAGACTAAAGAATTGTTTTCATTCATTTGACCTGAAGTAATTCTTGCTACAGAATCTTTTGAAATTCTATATCCTTGTGTTCCGCCTTGTGCTCCACTCTTATCAGAACCAAATCCGTTTTCTGAATACATATAGTATTCGCTTTTAACTTTTTTGACTGGAATACCAGAGTGCGGATCTTTTTCTCTCTTATCGACTTCACGAATAAGTTTTAATTTACGAGGATCTACGTAACGTAATTCTTTAATACCTTCTTCGATTTTTTCGTTGTCAATAATAATGTGATAATTGATTCTGCCGTCTACATAAAATTTTGAAAACGTATCATAAGCTGTGTTACTAAAGTCTAATAGAGAAAGAACCTCATCAAATACTTCGCTAATTCGTTTTTTAATTTTATCTGGAAGATCGGTATCGTCGAGAATAATCTCTACTACTTTTTCATCTGTATCAACACTAATCGCTTCATTGACGATTTCATCAACAGCTTGTGCAATTTCTGGTTGGTGTGCTAATCCTCTGTATTTAGTCACTAATTCAGATTCAGTCTTAGCCGAACCTTCCATGTCCAACAACGTACTATAGAAGCCACCCATTGCATTACCAACAGTGATAGCTCCATCGTCGTTTTGAGGTTCAGCGAAAGAAGAAGGAACAAATTGCTCCTTCTCTTCGCCGTCTCTCTTGATATCAAAACCAAAAATTTTCATTTTATCACTTTCTAATTATATAATTATGTAGTTGGAACGCCGGTGTTACCCTCAACGCGCCATAAGTCGTATTGGAAGGTCATTCCAAATTCTTCGATTGTATCACTTTGTGACCAATCCATTGCAATACCATCGATATTGATTGGATACATGCCTTCGAAAATGTACGTTCTAAGAATTGAACCATCTTTACTGAACTGAGTAATTTGTCCAGTTGACTTATAAGTTTGTGGCAAGGCTCTAGTATTAGAGTCATGCGAGTTTATTGCGTTAGACCATGCTTCCATCGCGTTACGAATAGCAAAGTCTTCGTCATTGATAACAGTCACGTTCCAATCTGCGAACACCCTATCACCTGCATATTTGACCTGACGGCCAAAGTATGGAACCGTAAATTGCCCCAGAACTGATTCTGGAATTCCTGCCGCTCGTATCATAAATGGTACTTTAATATCGGCTTCTGGAGCAATTGGGTTTGTGATTTGACATTGGAAGAGCGTTGGACGTGCACCGCCACCGACGAGTTCTGACTTGAACTGGTTGATATTGAATGCCATGTTGTTTCTCCTTTATCTTATTCTATTTATTACGTTAACTGACCAACAATTTCATCAAATTCAATACCGGTTCTAGTTGCAACGAATGTTAATTCGATAACGTTAATAGAACGAGCTGGTTTGATGAATATGCTTGCGCGGAATTTATTTTGGTCAATTACCTCAGGAGTGTTAACAGTTGAGTCACTGATTACTCGGTAATCAATAATACCCCTTCTTCCCTGGATATCACGTAAGAACGGATCAACAATGTTTTTAAACTGTGTTTGAGTGAATTCATCATTCAGTTCAAACAAGAAGCTTTGAGCTGCTGTTGCGATAGATTTTTCTACTGCAATAAACAATCTGCGAACATTTAAACGATCGAAAGCAGATGCTAGACCTAAACCAGTTTTATCTCCAAATAGTACGATTCCTTGACCTACTTGCGACATTACGGGGTTAATATCTGCACCGTATAGCGCATCTCTCATTGTTTTATTTGGGTTAAATGCTAGTTTAACTACGTTCTTAATTACGCCTTTTCTAAATCCAGCAGGTGATTCCCATGCTTCTACTCTAGCAGCAAGACCAGCCATATCACCGTTTAACGGCGTCCAACGATACATGTCATTATATTTGTCGTAACGATATTTGTAACCGCTATCAACGAACATATAAGATGAATTTTGAACTTTGTTACGATATGCAATTGCCTTTGTTAGCTTAGCATTTGTTTTTAACTCGTCAACAACTGCTTCTTTAGATGGTGAGATGAAAGCTACGCAATCTTTTCTTGTTTCGCAAATGTTAGAAACAATATAATTTGCTCTTGTTGCTGCATCATCGCCTTTACCTTGAAGAACAAACGAGATATCAATTTCGTTAGCGCTTTTAAGAGTATCTAATGCTAAACCAAG